GGTTACTTTCACGGATCCGCTTTTTGTTAGGATCCAGGAAGCCCTGGTCATCACGATGGGTGCAAACCCTGAAATGTTGACTCCTAGTGAGGAACGCGTACTCGCGGACTTCATTGGGTGGGTACTAGCGCAGTTGAGGGACAGCCGTGACGGCTGCCCCCCTGCACAGCCTGTCTTTGTGTATCACAACCTAAACGAAGGCCATTCCTTGGCCTGCGTCTGGACGGACACGAAGCAAAAGCTGTACACTCCTGCGAACGAAGCGAAGTTGGACAGTGAGAACCTCAACGAGTTTCAAACTGCCAGCCGTCTTCACTAGTACTTACAGACACGGAGAAGAGAATTCCCGTTCTGGGTAGGAAGCCTACCCTGAGTCGGGCAACCGCACGACTCTAAACTAACTATCCCGCCAGAGAACCATGTTCCAATCACGCTACCGTAACAGGAACGCGCTCGTCGACTTTGGAAAACGCGAAATTAAACAATTTGGCGGTAACCCGAGTCAGACTTGCACGGTGTCCCCATCTTGGTTCACAGCCGCCATAAGCGGCCAAGTGATCCTGCCTGTCGTCATCGAAACGATGGACGACGTGGCCGGCGATCCTCCACCCAGGCGAAAGCGTGGGCAACTCTCAGGGCCTCGCGGCACTAAGAGGGAGGATTTCCGCTTTCACCCTATGACGAAAGTCAAGGCGGAAGTGAAGATGGGAAATCCGTTGGGTTGGACTATCCGTCACTCCAGTCAGGTGTGTCCGGGACAAGCCGGCGCCGCAAATGTGTTAGTTCAACGTGTCCCCTCTGTGGCCACAGAGCTAACCGTTGCGGGCCTCGCATTACCAATGGTCACGGCTCAGGTTGATAACCAGTTCCGAGATTATTTGGATATGCGGTTTGTCCCCTTCCCCACTGAGCAGGCGGAGCGGCTTCGAGCATTAACCGAGACTGCTTGCACCGGAAATCGGGGCAAGGTCGGTGAGACCAATCTCTACGAGTCACTCGCGGAGGTTGATAAAACGTTCGGAATGTTGAAAGACATTCTTGAACGCGCTCGCCGAATCCAGACTACCATGTTCAAAGGGGTTAAGGGGTCTACTAGACTCCGGTCCTTTACGAACGAGGCTGCTGGGCAGTACTTAGCGACGAGGTATGGCTTCATGCCAACTCTGAAAGATGCAGACGCCATTCTGGTGGGCCTGGAAACTCCCCTAGGCAATAAGGCGGTCAGTACCCGAGCGAAAGAATCGTGGAAGTCTGAAACAAAAGAGACTCTCACTGATTTCGTAGACTCGGGGCTGCTCGTCTTTACACGAGAGAAGACGACTAGGCATGAGCTTATCGTCCGCTCCGTGAGCGTAGACAGCGTCGAAATAACACGACTAGGGGCGCTAGGGCTGGGATACAAGGACCTTTGGTCCTTGCCCCTTGAACTAGTGTCCTACTCGTTCGTCGCTGACTGGTTCGCGAATTTGCAGGATGCAATATCCAGCTTCGCACCAGACATTGGAGTTTCCAACATCGGCCAATGTACTACGATAGAGTGGAACTGTGTCGAAACCGTTGAGTATAAACTCAAAGGAATCGCACCAGGCGCTGGGTCTGACGTGGAAATACAGCAATGTACTACACCCGGACCCGTCGTCCGCACTATCCATTACAAAAGCCGAGATACGGGGCCCTTTCCGGAGCTCCCACGACTGAGGTGGAAAACGGACTTTAAGTTCGTTAACCCTCTCAGGTGCCTTGATTCATTGGCTCTGTTCGCTAACGCGGCGGCTAAGATTAAGGCCAACCTGATTCCGTCTAGCCAAGAGCTTGCGCTCGCAACTAGGCGGCGGACTCCCTCGCAAAAGGGTGTCCGTTCGTCAGGTGACTTTGTAAACCTAACCGATAGAAAGTAAAAGAGCAATGTCTCTTGTGTTCAACACCAAGACCTTTTCGTCTGACTCCTTCGGCGTTAACGCCGTTGGATACGTTGGGCCGGCCAAGACGTCGTCGACGAAGGATGATCTCACCCTTCGTCGTACGGCGCCGAAGCCGACTACCAACTTCAGCGGGGTCTCGCGCGGACTGGCCAAGCTCGTCCGGACGCACACGCTCACGAACGCGTTGAACCCCGCTTGGGATTCGATCACGAACGTGGACGTGTCGCTGCCGGTGGGCATCGCAGCCGCTGATGTCGACGCACTGTGTGCCGATGTCTCCGCCCTTATCGCCTCCCAGGCGTTTAAGGACCATCTGAAGAAGCAACTGATTAACTTCTAATCAGCCGGCTCAGATGAACAAAGACATCGTGTGGTTGGTGAGCTTCGCGCTCACCATTTTGGCCATGACTTACGGACTGTCTGTCATGGCGCCCCGCTTCAAAGCACCTACGGAGGTTCAACCTGAAACCCCGTCTGTGGCAAAGACTACGTGAAGTAGACTTGTGCCTACAGCGTAGATCCTCGGTTACTCACCGTGAGATCTACGAGACGTTGGCATCGGAGGTAGCGTTTCGCTACGGAGATGTGTTGCCCAAGTATATAGACGACCCCTCCCGGGAAAGTCTAGAAGCTTGGCTCCAGCACTTCGACATACAGGACCCAACAGCAGTAGGGTCCGTCGGGAAGTACTATCTTCTCTCGCAAGCGAAGGCTCTTGTCGCGAAGTATGCTTACTCGGTACCTGGTCTCGAAGACTGGGCCGAGGAGCGTGCTTGGGAAAAATTCATAGCCACCGAGCAGAAATGCAAGGAGGTGAATGAATCTATCCGCGCAGGGTCCGTTGACTTATCGCAAGATGAGATCCAACGGATGAGAGGTTTCATCGCCCATATCCTGGGTGACTGCCCCTCATACGAGGAACTTAGTTCCGAGTTAGCCTTTGGTCCTGGTGCAGCTCTCGGCATACACGGACAGGCCACGTCCAGTTACAGGAAACTGTTGGCTGGTAAATGGTCTGTGTCGGGAGCTTCGAGAGACTATGCGCGCGTGTTTGCACACGCGCACCCACAGTTCCTGGAGGTCTTAGTTGACCCACAGGAATATTTGCGAGACGAAAACGCGTTTTACCGCGCGTTCAATCAGCAAGTGGACATAGTCGATCACAACAATGTCCTATTCGTCCCCAAGACCACGCTTACGCGTAGGTCGATTGCCGTGGAACCTCTCTTAAATAACTGGTTGCAGACTGCAGTAGACGTCGCTATGCGACGTCGGCTAAAGTCGGCTGGTAATGATCTGCAAGATCAAGTACCGAACCAGCGAATGGCCTGGGAAGGCTCATTCGATTTAGAGGATGGTTTCTGCACAATCGATTTGTCGTCCGCTAGTGATAGCATATCGACAAATCTTGTGAAACTGCTATTGCCTGATGATTGGTTCTACCTTTTGAGTAGGCTCAGATCACCAAGCTTCAAGTACAAAGGCGTGAGCCATTCGTACGAGAAGTTCTGCAGCATGGGCAACGGCTTCTGTTTCCCTCTTCAAACTCTAATATTCCTCTCTGTATGCTCAGCCTGTGAAGGCGGTCGCATCGCGGTTGATTACCGCGCCTACGGAGACGATATTATTGTCAGGAAGAGCAAGTTCCTCGCCGTTTCTGACCTTTTGGGTCGGTGCGGCTTCACACTCAACAAGAAGAAAACCTTCGCGTCGGGTGTGTTTAGGGAATCTTGCGGGGGAGACTATTGGCAAGGGGTTGATGTACGACCTGCGGAGCTTGAATCGCTGAGTTCACTCTCAGAGGTTTTCGTCTTCCATAATCTCTTGCGAAGGTCCGACATGTGCGAAATGTACATGTCATCGGTTAAAGAGTATCTGTGGACTCTTATTCCGGAGGACGTTCGCTTCGTCGTTCCTCTTGGCAAGGATGCGACTTGGTTGCCTGGCGTAAAAGCCAAGCTTCCCAAGTTTCATCATGCCAAGAGGGACGTTGCGATGGGCGGGTTCGCCCTGGAGATGCACGATGAACGCTTTTTAACCTCACCCCATGTGCGTAGAAATACGCGCATTCAAGGGTGGGAGTTTAAAGAGCTCATTGAGCGCCCCAGACACCAGGTGTCTGGGTATGGTAGAGATCCCCGTCAAGTAGACGCGGCTATCCTCTACGCAGCACTGTCAGGCTCATCACCTGACGGGTACAACAACCTTCGTCGCAAGACGAAGACGGACGTGCGCTGGAGAGCGCACGGCTAACCGTGTGATATCGGTTAGCAGCGGGGCGGGCGCCATAAGCGCTCGCCTACCGCCCGGGAGGTCATCACGACCAGCCGGTTAGGGCCTTTTATTAGGCACCAGAGG